ACCATAGGTTGTGCGCTTTATTAACAGAAAGTTAATCTAGTAATTTATAGTAAGCGTCAACATTGTTTTTCATAAACCATTCTCGTCCATGGTTCATACGCTTATAGTTCTCGTTTATTTCGTCCTGTTTTACTTGGTCGTATCTTAACGCCTCCTCCATGGTTAGTTCTACACTAACACCACTAAAAGGATTTGTTCTTGTTATTGTATCTTTTGTCATGTTTTCCTTTCTGTTTATGTATGGGATTATATACTATTTATTATCCCATGTCAACCTCTTTTTTTTCAATGGTCCAAGTATTATAGTTATAATAACCATTGTTATGTGTTTCTTTCTTAGGGTCATTGATTGGTGTTTCTAGTGCCTCGCGCCTTGGCGCTATTGCAATGATAGATTGTAAGTGAGTTCTAATATATTCCATTAAACAATTTTGATTACAGAAGTAATTGAACATACTATATCGTTCGTAACTTCTATAATTACTATCGTGTTTTATTTTAATAGTTCTTAGAACTTTATTTCCTTTACTGCCTCGCACTCTTGATTGTGTTTGATAAGTATGGCAGTTCGGACCATGACACCAATTAAACGTCATGATTTGGCAACCCCCCAAAAATTGACACAACACCGGCAAAAGAAATTAATATTCCTAACATTTGATGTTCGCCACTATGTACAAAAGTTATTACACCTAACATTGCCAGTGCAAAGCCGGTTAACACCATTAGTAGTCTTGCTATTACTTCGCTCATTTTTATCCTTTCTGTTTATTATGTATGGGATTATATACTAATCCCATACATTTGTCAAGTATTAATTTATACTTTCTGCATTATTATTTTCGTATAATAACCTCGCTTTTATTTTATCTGCTCTTGATACATTTTTGTTTTTCATTCCTTTAATTCTTTCTGCAAGATTTTTAGGATTATAAATAACAAGTCCAGTAGAGTTAGTTCTAATTATTTCTGCGTCAGTAATATTTAAACCAAGTTCAGTACAAAGTTCCAATGCCTCGTCTAAATATTTATAACCTTTAAGACCAACTTTAATTTCTTTCATCTGGTCTAAAACAGATTTAATCCATTTTTGATGTGCAATAACAAATTGACCTTTAAGTCTTTTCCATTCTATTAAAAATCTAAACTCTTGTTCATTACAAGCAATAGACCTATCTCTACAATAATCTCTACCAATTAAATCTAATTGATATTTTTCATTCCATTGTTTGCCATAACCACTATCATCATTACCAAGATACTTATTGTTATTGTCAGTATATTTTGTTTTATGAGGATTATTTTCTTTGCCCTCTTGTTCAATCAAAATATCTGGGTTGCAATCTTCTTGTGCTTTTAGTTCATCACGAAACAAAGCATAACCATATTCATTATCACTTCTTGAATATGATGAATTGTTTTCAGTATCAATGCTACCATTTAATCTAAAGTCAAAATGTTTCTCAATAGCTTTTGTTTCAATAATAGGTTTATCATCATAATCTCTACTTTCAACCTCGCCCATATAATGAAAATGAAAACAACTATCTTTTGCAATAGTCGAAACATTTTCAAACTTGTTTTGTAGATAGTATGCTTTCTCAACATCATCATCAGTATAATGACGTCTAACTATTTTTTCAGCAACTTTCCATGCCTTGTCATTAAGGTCAATCTGATTTGCTTTCAGTTCATCATACTTTTGTTTTTCTTGCGTGTCCTCTTGTTCAAGATGAACACGCATTCTGTTTGCGATTTTATTTCTGTACTCTTGGTTTAATCTTATTCTGCTCACGCAACCTCCTCTGTTAAAACCAATGGTGTTTCATATTTTACAATAGAATAAAAATTTCTTTTATCTTTTTCTATTAATTTATAACCTTGCAACATATCATTTGCCTTATCAAGATTATCTGAATAATCCATAACTCTATATGTGTTATCCATGTTTTCGTAGTCTATTTCTTTTATTATTAAGTATATCATTTTTTTCCTTTCTGTTTGATATTTATGGGATTATACATTATAATTAAATCCATGTCAACTAAAATCTTATCTTATAATTTCCAGTCGCAGTTCTATAATTATTTGCGTCTATATCAAAATAAGTTATGCAGTTATTTCCACTCTTGCTTGTAAAGTATCTGCATAAGCT